ATCGCAGAACTGTTTGTTGTTGCAGTGACTTGAGTTGCGCTGTTTCCTGCATTGTCGGAAGCATCAATGGTAAATGTGACCGAACCATTATCGCTGGATCCAACAGTATATGTTGTTGCGAATGTGTTTCCGGATCCAGATACGGCAGTGTTTGAAACGGCAGATCCTCCAATATTCATTGTAATTATGGGGGTATTTACGGTTTCGCTTGCAGTAATATTTAGGGTAATAACGTCGTTCTCTTTTGCAGCACTGGAGTTTGCATTATTAGAAGATAGATCAACGAGAGTGAGTGTAGGTATACTAGTATTAATGGTAACGTTTGAACCCGATGTAATATCAGACTGTGTAGCTTGTGTTGCGCTTGTGAATGTTTGAACAGAAGATGCATCAATGGCAAATGTAACTGTACCGTCAGTGTCTGCGCTATCAACTGTATACACAGCAGTCCAGTTAAGACTACTGTCGTTGACGGTTGCATATGTAATGGTAGTATCGGCAATAGCAGCCCCGCCGGAAGAAATATCAATGATGGGAGTGTTGATGGACATATCATAGGTTAATGAAAGGGTAACATTGTCGGATGATTTTGCTAATGTTGTGTCGGCGTTATTAGAAGCGATAGTGAGTGAAGTCAAATCAGGAGGGATTGCATTAACGTTTGATGTGTTACTAATAACACCTGTATTATAAACACGCACATGACCTACATCACTATTATAAGAAGTTCCGTCATTTTGGTAAGCTCCAATAGCAAGAATACTTCCATCACTACTTAATGAAATAGAGTATCCAATCTTGTCTTTATCAGATTCTTCGTTAATATCAGAATATACTTGACTCCAAGATGAATTGATGTATTTATATACACGCACATTACCATATGGATACGATTGCGTATTTCCAATAGCAAGAATGGTTCCATTAGTATTTAATGAAACAGAATTTCCAGATCTTTCGCTACTCTCTCCATCAATATCAGAACCTATTTGACTCCATGAACCAGTGCTGTATTGATATACACGCACATGACCCGATTGACTTCCACCTCCGGTATTAAAAATAGCTCCAATAGCAACAGTCGTTCCATCACTACTTAATGAAACTGTCGATCCAGAAAAGTCGCCTGCAGCTTCTCCGTCAATATCAGTACCTAATTGACTCCATGATGAATTGCTGTATTGATATACACGCACATGACCAGAAGAATTTCCATTTCCGTCATTATATTTAGCTCCAATAGCAACAATGGTTCCATCACTACTTAATGAAATAGAGTATCCAGACCAGTCATCTGCAGCTTCTCCATCAATATCAGAACCTAATTTACTCCATGAACCACTGCTGTATTCATATACACGCACATGACCAGAAGAATTTCCATTTCCGTCATTATATTTAGCTGCAATAGCAACAATGGTTCCATCACTACTTAATGAAACTGACGATCCAGATTGGTCATCTGCAGCTTCTCCATCAATATCAGAACCTAATTTACTCCATGAACCACTGCTGTATTCATATACACGCACATGACCGGTACTACCACTATTGTAAGGAGCTCCAATAGCAACAATGGTTCCATCACTACTTAATGAAACTGAGTATCCAGACCAGTCACCTGCATCTTCTCCATCAATATCAGAACCTATTTGACTCCATGAACCACTGCTGTATTCATATACACGCACATGACCTGCTTGATATCCATTTCCGTCATTTTGGTAAGATCCAATAGCAACAATGGTTCCATCACTACTTAATGAAACAGACCATCCAGACCAGTCACTTGAATTTTCTCCATCAATATCGCCACCAATAATTTGTTGTGTTGTAGTTGTATAAGTTGTAACAGTAGTAGTTCCGACTTTGGTAACACTGGTTGAATTTGTTGTTGAAGTTGTTTGAACGGACCCATTACCATTAGATGCGTCTAAAGTAAAGGAAACCGCTCCGTCTGTATCTGAACTGCTTACGGTATAGGATGCAGTCCATTGTGCAGCAGATCCACTATAAGAAGGTGAATTTGTAATTGCTGCGCCTCCAGATTGAAAAACAATGTAAGGCTGATTTATAGACGCAGATGCAGTGATATTAATACTTACGACATCAGCAGCGCCTGCATAATTGGTTTTAATTGAGTTGTTGGAAGAAATATCAACAGTAGTAAATGTTGGTGCACTCATTATATATTATTTATACAATATATAAAGATAGTTATAATCAATTAAAACTATTTGCTAAATTATCACATTCGTTATTTAATTCGCGTAAACTATTTACAATTTCCGGAATGAGACCAGACATCTTGATTCCTTTGTATTTGGATCCGTCAATCGTTTCATTCTCATCTACTAATTCTGGATAAACTTCTTCTACTTCTTGTGCTATAAATCCGATTTCTTTTTTGTCGTTGTGTTTCCAGTCAAAAGTACATGGATTTAATTTCATTATTTTATCAAGTGAATCCGCGGATGGTTCAACATTTTTTTTCAAGTTTGCATCTGATGTGCTGGTAAAAGAAGTAGAACCTGTATTCATATACACACCTACATTATCTTGATTGACAATGTTAAATACATGGGATTTACTTTTTCCTACATTAAAGAAAACAAGACCGGATGGATCAGTGTACGTCGTGTAAGAACCATAGGTATTTACATTAGAAGCATCTACTACAACCATATTTCCAGGTACAATCAATGAATGGTTAAATGCAATATCGGAACTGAAAGTACCGTTTGAAGCCAAATCACTTGCATGTGTTTGATTAGAACTATCTGTTGTGTATACTGTTTCTTCTTCTCTATACCACATTTGGTATATGTATGAAGAATGTAGGGCAAAAGCATTTCCATTTGCACTCATTATTGGATTTCTTGAGCGACCATTATCACCGAGCCCATTTGTAAGTGAATAAGAGGATTCATTAGTATAAGTATATGTTGTTTGTTCTGTGTACGCAGTGCCATTATCAATAAATACTTGTATACTATCAGTATTACTGAATGCTTGTAGAATACTTGCATCTTTACTCAATGTAAATGCTGTATTATTGGTGCCCGTACTTATTGTCTGATATAATGTAGATCCGGTTCCTTTATAAATATATATATAGTAAGTATCTGAAGTTACAAGTGTACTTCCATCATTATTTAATGCTATTAATTCACCGTAATTCGTAGTTGCGCCACTTGGTAATAATGCACTGCCATATGTTCCACTGGATACATAATATCTTTGAAGACTTGACCCATTATTGCTTGCGACAACTATGCTACCATCTCCGCTAATTGCAACAGTTCTACCATAATAGTTAGAAAAACTGGATGAATTAATTGTGCGAGTAGATGCATAATTATTACTCCCATTTGATGTGTATACATATATTGTTTTATGCGTCTGATCACCAGTACCTGAAACTATAGTTAATCCATCTCTACTCATAGCAACAGTACCTGGTCGCATTTGATTAGATGGATTACTGGTAAATCCACTTGGATTTATAATACCAGATGATCCAAATAGTTCATATATTGAATTACTTGCATTCCATTTTACAACATAATATCCACTTCCATTAACTGTAGCTGAAATAACTATATATTGTCCATCGTCACTCATACCAGCGATACTTAAATAATAATCCTGATTATATCCAATAAGACTACTACCATATGGTATATCAACACCTCTTTGTATCCAGTATCTTTTGTTCGTATCTAAAGAACTGTCACCTCCGGTTACAATTATTTTCACACCACTTGAATAGGTAGTATCTGTTGTATTACCATTATCCCATTCTGTTTGTGTAATCGTTCTATATTCAAAAACACGTACCATACCTACTGTCTTAGAACTAATTGACCATGAGTAATCACCAAATGCAAAAATAGTGCCATCTTCATTAATTGCAGATGAAATCATACTACTACCATATGTGTTATCTCTTTCAAATGAAAAATTACTCCAAGTAGTTGGAAATTGTAACGTACCGACTTGAACCGTATATGTTCCATTATAACTGATATCTTCCGCATTTACAAATAAACGTTTTTGAAAATTGGTTGAACTATCAAAGGTAAAGTCGTTTGCAGAAGTACTATTCACCGAAATTACTTTTTGATTAGCCGATAAATCTCCTAAAACGGAAAATGTTCCATTATTTAAACTAAGATCGTCACGTATATATAGATTACCGTTTGTAATATTTAATGTTCCACTTATATCTAACGCATGGGAAGGTTCTGATATTCCGATACCGACACCAGTATTAGAAAAATACGCATTGCTATTGAAACTGGAGTCACCTGCAATAAATAAATGATCAGAACTGTTTCTTGTTATAATAGAGCCTCCACTTACGTCTAAAAACCCCTTTATATATGTTGATTTCAATGTATTTGCATTTGCCGAATTATCTAACCATGAAGTCATTGATTGATTATATGAAATATTACCAGAAAAAGAATCGTAAGAATAACCCCTATAATTATCTGCATAAGAATAATCTACCACAAAACCCATATCTTCTAAAAACGCAATTGAAATTCTACTTAAAGGTGCATTTGTAGGACTGGAATCAAGCCAACCGGTCATTAATTCAGTATCCAATCCAGGGTGAAAAATACCATTAATATATCTGTCATCACTGGAAACTGAGCCCTCAGTCCCTTCTTCTGGATGCACATTTACTGTTCCAGAAGATCCATCGTCTTCAATAGGAACACCTAAAAAATCATTATAACTAAAGTCTTGGAAATAATTTTTGTATTCTGCTAAAGCTTTTTCTCCAGTATAATAGTATTTCGTCGTACTATCTTCAGTGTAACTTGTTTTTGGAAAATCAGTTATACTCCATAAAGAACCAATGCCTAAAATGTGACCAACTTCATGTAAGAATACATGATAATATGATGTGTTTCCGTCATCATGGGTTGTGGATTTTAAAGTTGGTAAATAAGAGTCGCTGAGTGTTATGGTACCGGACGCAGGAAAGGTATTTCCAAAACTCATTGATCCAAAATAATATACAGTGTTTATAGATGCACCACCTAAAATACCAGATCCTAAGGTGTCAAAAGTAACTGAAACCGTAATAGTATATGAGCTAAATCTGGAATCTTTATCAACAATATCATCCCATTTGTTAAATGCTGCCGCAATAATTGTGTAATCATCGCTGTCTTCGGTATAACTGGAAGAATTATTGGTAATTGTATATTGAAATAGATTATTAGTTGAGTAATATGTTGTCATAATAAAATATACAAATAAAAAAAGAAAATAATATAAACATTTTTTTTGTAAAATGTTAATGGAAAAAGTAGAATATTTAAACCAACTGAAAAACAAAATAGAATCTATGGAAAAACATCATCAAATAGAGATTTTAAAAATACTTTCCAAAAATCTGTGTAAAATAAACGAGAATAAAAGTGGTGTATATGTAAATATGACCTATTTGGAAGATCCCATTGTAAAAGAAATGGAAGATTATTTAACATATGTGAAAGAACAAGAAGAAAATTTAATTACCACTGAGTACCAAAAAGAAGAATTTAAGAATTCATACTTTGATATAAAAGAGAATAAAGATAATTCAACTATTACATATAGTATAATAAACCCATAATGACTGCGTATATTCAAAGTGTTTTGTTTGAACCTAAGAACATTGATAAAAGTGATGTTTTGAAAAGTATATCATCGTTAATGTTAACAAGAGATTTAAAAGGTAAATATGAAACAGTACAGAATGTGATTACGGATACAATTGTAGTACATAAAAAAGAAGAGGAGAAAAAAGAAGAAGAGAAAAAAGAAGAATACATAGAGCCGGTTCAAAGGGACACATTGTTTTGGTGTTTATATATTTGTAAACACGGTTTTGGTGAATTTAAAGAAATAAAAAATAATTATGGAAGTAAACAATTGGAAATTCAACAAACAGCCAGTATGTTTTTAAAGAAAAATAATATATTGTTAAAAAATGTGAATACAAGAATTACGAAGGCGATGATTCAAGAGATTATGTCAGAATTATTAATAGATAATAAATGCACAAGTTATGAAGTGTTGTTTGGTTTAATAACATATTACAAAATAAACATAATATTGATGGATGAGAATGAAAAATGGTGTATAGAGTTTTTATACGAGCCGTGTAGTGAAGAAACCGATATTTTTATCATAAAAAAGAAGGAAAATAAAAGATATATAGTAAAAGAGGAAAAACTGGATTTTAAGGATTATGAAAAATTAAAACAAGAGAAGTATTTTTTTCCAAATTATAAAACGTCAATAAAAGCAATGTCAAATTATAAGATGCTGGATTTGGAAATAATTGCAAATAAATTAGACATAGATGTAGAAAACAAAATAAAAAAAACGGAATTGTATGATAAAATAAGAACTCACATTTGTTGGGATTAAAATTGATAGACAAATGAAATAGAAATAATATATTAACTAACTATATAATATATTATGGAAGAAAGCAAGAAAGTTGAACAAGTAGTAAGAGAAAAAACAAGTATTGAGAAAAAGGCCGAATTTGATGATATTGTAAAGACGTATTTAGAAAGTAATCCGAATTTAAAAAAAGGATATACTACAGGTGAACTAGAAATACGTTTCGGTACGAATCCAAAGGTTAGAAAATACATATCAAAAATAGATTATGATAATGTAGTAAAATACTTGTATCACCATGGGTTTAAAACAGACAATATAAATGGTAATCAAATTCTTCGTATTCAAAATGAATTTATTGATAAAAGAACTGGAGTAAAAAAGATTTCAAACATACGTGCAGAATTAGTCGGATCTGATATGATTCAATCTTATTGTAAAACCAACAATCTGCAAAAATTAATTGATTTGCCTTCAACCACTTTTAACATGATCAAATTTACACAAAAGAAGCCTGCATTGGATAGCGATGGAAAACAAATACAAAAGGTAAATATGGAAGATTATAATTTTAGAGTATCTTATCAAAATGAACAAGACTTTCATACGCACACCCCTTTGGCAAGAGAAATATTATCAAAATGGGAAGATTCGTTGAAAATCTTTCGTGCTATGAATAGAGTTCGTTTTTGTCATGATACATATCCGGTATTTGTTGATCTAAGTATAGTAAGAAGTTCTAAGAAAAAAAATAATGTGGTCATTCCGAAATACACTGTACAAGACGCTGGTGTTTTTGAAAATGTAGAAACATACGAAATAGAAATAGAAGTAGACAATTCAAAAGTGGGGCTCAATACTTCGTTTGAAAAACATAAAGATTTAGCAGATGTTTTAAGAAAGTGTATCCGAATAGTAATGTGTGGGATTCAAGAAACAAACTTTCCGATTTCGTATAAAGAAAAGAATCAAATTTTAGAAAAATACATGCAATTGATTCATGGAGAAACAGTTGGGAGAATTGTCAAACCCAAAGATTTTATAGGTCCAGGATCTTTCACTTTGCAAATGGAGAATATTACTCAATTAAAGGAAGACGATAATATTCCAAATATTAGAGACCATTATACGGTTACTGATAAGGCTGATGGAGAAAGAAGACTATTGTATATTGCTGGAGATGGAAAATTGTATTTAATTGATACAAATATGAATGTGAATTTTACTGGCGCAAAAACAAACGAAAAAACAGTGTTTAATTCTTTGATTGATGGAGAACATATTAAGTATGATAAACTGGGTCAATATTTAAATTTATATGCAGCGTTTGATATCTATTATAAAAGCAATAAATCCGTTCGGGATTTACATTTCAAGAATACGGAATTAGATAGTAATGAAAAAACAGAAGAAGAAGAAGGACAAGTACGTGAAGGTAGATTAGATATTTTACAAAACCTAATTAATAAATTACATATTCATTCCATTTTGGATAAAAAACACACCGGTGAATTTCAAAACAGTAAAAATACTAAGAATTTACCGATACAAGTCAAATGTAAAGAATTTCATTTGCATACAAGTTCGTTTTCAATATTTGATGGGTGTTTAAAAATATTATCTAACGAAAAGGACGGTATATATAATTATAATACGGATGGTCTCATTTTCACTCCGGCAAGATTAGCCGTCAGTGGTACAGAAATAGGTGGAATGGCGGGACCATTGTATAAAAACACGTGGAGTCATTCATTCAAATGGAAACCCCCGGAATTCAACACCATTGACTTTTTGGTTTCTATAAAAAAGGATAAAACCGGCAAAGACGAAATACACAACATTTTTCAAGACGGAAAAAATTTACAAGGTGTTCAGGATATTTTACAATATAAAACCTTAATTTTAAGATGTGGATTTGATGAAAAAAAACATGGTTATATAAACCCGTTTAATGATATTGTAAACGATAATATTCCAAAGATTGATAATATTGATAATCAAGAGACTTATAAACCGGTAGCATTTCAACCCACTGATCCTTTTGATGAAAATGCATCTTTGTGTAATGTTTATTTGAAACAAGATGGATCTAAAAGTTTCATGATGAGCGAAGAAGGAGAATATTTTGAAGAAAATACGATTGTAGAATTTAAATATGAACCCACGAATGAACCCGGATGGAGATGGATTCCGCTACGAGTACGTTACGATAAAACGACAGAATTAAGAAATGGAATGAAAAATTATGGAAATGCGTACCATGTAGCGAATAGCAATTGGCATTCCATCCATAATCCGATTACAGAAGAAATGATAACAAGTGGTTTAAATATACCCGAATTTGTTGGAAACGAAGATGTGTATTATAATCGTTCTAAGATGGAGTCCTCTACGCAAGGATTGCGAGATTTTCACAATTTATACGTAAAATCAAAATTAATTACAGGAATTTCAAATAGAGGAGATACCTTAATTGATTATGCTGTTGGCAAAGCGGGAGATTTACCGAAATGGATACGTTCTAAATTAAAATTCGTTATGGGTGTAGATATTTCAAAAGACAATATTTTAAATCAAATAGATGGTGCATGTGCAAGATATTTAAATGCGAATAAAAAATACAATAGATTGCCGGGTGCACTCTTTTTACACGGAAACAGTGGAAACAATATAAGAAAAGGGCATGCGTATTATACTGAAAAGGACAAACAAATATCAAGAGCGATTTTTGGTCAAGGAACAAAAGATGTAAATATTTTGGGGAAGGGTGTGTATAAGTATTATGGAATCGGAGAAAGTGGATTTCAAATAAGTTCCTGTCAGTTTGCGGTTCATTATTTCTTTGAAAATGCCCAATCCTTACATTCATTTATTAGAAATGTGACAGAATGTACGAAAGTGAATGGTTATTTTACAGGAACATGTTATGATGGAAAAAAGGTGTTTCAGATGTTAAGCGAAAAGAAACAAGATGAAGGAATCGGTATTTTCAAAGAAAAACATAAAATATTTGAAATTACAAAAAAATACGATCAAACCGGATTCCCAGAGGATGAAACATGTTTGGGATATGCAATAAATGTATATCAAGAGACCATCAATAAGGTGTTTAGAGAATATTTGGTGAATTTTGAATATTTTGTGCAGATCATGGAAGATTATGGATTTGTTTTAGTAAACGAAGAAGAATCAAAACAAATGGATTTACCCAACGGAAGTGGATTGTTTTCTCAATTATTTACGTCTATGGAAAATGAAATTAAAATGAAATCAAATAAAAAATCGGATTATAAAGAAGCGCCTTTTATGTCGCCAGAAGAAAAGCGTATATCCTTTTTAAACCGTTATTTTATATTTAAGAAAATGAGAAATGTGGATGTGAATAAACTTGCTGAAGTGTTTAAGATTAAATCAAAGAA